CGGCGGTGGCGCGAGCAGCGGCGGAATTCCCCCTCGAACGCCGCTCAATCGACATATCGACATGGCGTTTAATCGCTCAGAAATGCCCCGTAGAGCGTTCGGAGACGCTTTGGCGGCTCGATGGACGGTTTCGCTTGTCGCGACGCTAGAATCGAATCGGTGAAATGACATGGTTTTGGATGCTCTCGATTGGCCTACGGTTGGTAGAAAGTTAGATGGACTGGAAGTTAGACGGACTTTCCGCCATCACGCTCAACGACCGGATACACATCATAATCCTCCGCCATGTCCTTCGGCACGACCCTGATCCGGCCTTGCGTGTACTCGTTGGGGTTGAGGTCTTTGGCCGCTTGCTCCGCCTCCTTGCGAGTCGCGAAGATAACCGTCTCGTAGCTCACCGTCCTCTGCTTCAGGTCGGCCCAGCCAATCGCTCCGCTGATCTGGACCTTGTAGCGCGTCGGCGCGAAGAGATTGCGGCTCATTGGCCAACCTCCTCCTCGCTGACTAATCCGTTTCGTTCCAACTGCTCAATCGCGCGCTGGAGATAAATCGCGTTGTCCAGTGTCTCCTCCAGCGCATGACGCAGCCACGCGCGGAGGGGTAATGGATTGTTGGAGACGGTCGTGCCGTATTTGCGAATGCCTTGCATTTGTCGCTCGGCGATCAACTGGCACACGCGGAGTTCGGTTCCGCTCAGGTAATTGGCTGGGTCGTTGCTCATGGATAGAGTCCTCCATTGCGAATCAGGTTGATGATCAGTTCCGAGTCGTCGATCAGCTCTTGGCGGCGACGCTCGCCCTCGCCTGTCGGATCGACCGAGATGTACGCGCGGACGTAGAAAAGCGCATTCTGAAGGTCGATCAGAGCATCCGACACCTGATCAAGGCGAATGGATGCTTCGAGCAGGATCGGCGACTCCGCTAGAGTGGACAGATGCTCAAGGCGCGCGATGAGTTCCTTAAGACTCGTTTTCCGCACCTCCAGTTCCGCGCTGGAAAAACTTTGGCAATCGCTCACGGCAGCTTCTCCTCATCAGGGTTGCCCTCGAACGCGGGGCAAATTCTGTCGCCCTGCTCGCGCTCGATGATCAGTTCGAGAATCTGCGAGCCGTCAGCGGCGACGATGCTGCAAATGTGCTTGTCGTCGTCGTAGATTGAGAGCGGTTGCGCGCCGTGTTCCTGCACCTCTCCGTTGATGATTGCATTGAAGAGGTCGATGATGGTTTGGGCGTTGGTCTTGGACTGAATGGTTAGTTTCATATTTTTACCTGCGAGTTTCGTTTTTACTTGCGAGTTCAACCGTCAAGGATTCGCCCCTGACAGTTCGCTGCCGATCTAGCTCGCGCATGACACGTTTTCCGTACGCGCGCGTGGATGGTTTCTTAGCTCCTCTTGGCCCACCTTGCCAGAGCCGAGCGAGACTTTCATCGCTCAGGTTGCGTCCGTAGTGCGCGAAATAAGACTTCGCAATGAAGATGGCGATGGTGCGGTTCGTTACCTGCTGGTGCGTGTAGCGCGTCCCCATGATGCGGTTAACGTCGCGGACCATGATCGGTCGGATTTGAAGCGCGCCAAGTTCGCCGTGACGGCCTTTGGCTAGGTCGTTGCCGCCGGATTCGATCTGGATAAGCGCGGACAAGAGGAGTGGATGCATAATTTGATGCGCGGATAAGTTTTATTCGTTCGATTTAAGCTCCTCGGTGAGTTTGTTCCACTCACGCACACGCTGGCGAGCCTGCTCAATCGCAAACTCCCACTCCTGCTCCTCGCGCCACATTCCGCGCACAACCTGCGGCCTGATGCCAAGATCATGCAGCCGCACCATCTCGCATAAAATCTCAATCGTACTCATTGCTGACCTTTCTCACGCACAACCCGTCCGCCGAGTCGCTTCGCCAGTCGTTGCGCGTCGCGTTTGCCGTTCGGACCTTGTAACGTGTATTCGCTGCGCCGGAATTTGCCGAAATAAACAGTCCAAAAGACTTTCATTGGTTGCCTTTCGCCTTGGAGATGATGCCGCGCGCGTAGTCTAGGTCTTCGTCGTCAGCCATTGGGTGCGCGAGGCGTTCGAGGGCCGCGAGAAGATCGGGGGCGGAGGCGATTAGGCGAGCGTTGGCTTCAATTGTTCCGCCATGCTCCGGCTGAATCTGAGACGCGTGAAGACGGCAAACTCTAGTTCTAATTCCATCGTTTCCGCATCGACAAATATCGTAAACCCCATCGTCGATTTTCTTGGTTGTCCAAGGTCTAGGAGTGAATTCGGACTTCACAATGCACCTCCAGTCGCTTTGGAGATTGTCTCGCGAGCGAATCGGATCGAATCGAAAACCTGCCGAGCGGCTGCGCTGTCAGGGTATTCGTTGGAATCCTCGGGCAAGGATTGAATGAGCCGATTCAGGGCCGCGAGCAAGTCAGGCGCGGAGGCGATTAAATGGGCGTTGGCCAGCGGCTCGTCCATGTGCGGCGCGAATGGAATGACGTTTAGCTTCGCAAGGACAAGCGGACCTTGCTCGTGATTCAGCGAATCATAGCTTCCATCGACGATTTCAATGGTCGAGCGTTTCGAGTCGAAACGGTCTTCCGCGTAGTTCACAAGCCAAGGGCCGGGGGTATGGGTTGCTTTCATGCGTAGATGTTCTCGGTTTCGGGAGTTTCGGCTGTTACGATGCGCGTCGTTTCGAGGAATTCGGACAGTTCAGAGAACTCCGCGCGCGCGGCAAGGGCGGCGTTGCGCGTGGGGAATAGGCATGGTTCGTAGTTCTCGCCGTCGCAGGATTCGCGGAGGTCTGACCAGCCGCCGGTTGAGGTTAGGAGTTGAATTTTGTATCGCATGGGATGATTAGGCGCGGAGGGCTTTGGTTTCAATCGCAAGCCGGACATTGTCGGCTTCCTGTTGCTGGCTTTCGTCTAGCGGTTTTCCGTCGCAAAGAATGACGGTTGGAATGTAGGAGTTCTGACCATTTGCTCGCTTGACCGCGCGCGAGAAGCGGTATGATGCGCGTACGACTGTTTTGATTGACCGATGAACCGATATGGTTCGGTCGTTGAACGTGTCGTGTAGGGTGATTTTCATTGGATGCTTTAGATGCGGATAGATTGGCCTACCCTTTCGCTCCACTCTTTCGAATGAAGCGCGGAGGATGGGTCAGGCTAGGTTGAAGAGCGCGCGGAAGTCCGAATAGTCGTAACACAAGTCCGTGGCGAAGCGGTACACACCAATGTCCTCCGCCCCGTCCGCGCGTCTGATCGTGACGAACTGCCACTTTTCGCCATGCATCAGGAACGGATCTTCAAAGGCGCGCGCGCGAAGGAATTCTACAAGTCGCATAATGTTTTGATGGGTTAAGGTTAAGGTTTAAAAGGTGCAACAACCGCAGCACGGAGCGTCCTCGCAACGGCCGCGCGCGTTTCTAGTGCCAGTCCAGCCTGAGGAAGTTTTGACGCATACAAGACCGGAGTTTTCGGGCATGCGGCCGGTACATGCGTTGCAGTCTATGCGCCAGGCACGGTTTCGTTTTGAGACGGTGCCAAGGCCCGAAGGCACGTATTCGTGGCATTGGACGCACTGGCCGGGATATCGGTTTAACATTGGATTATTTGATTTGATGGATTGGATTGGAGACTAAAGACACGTTGCATGCCACGTTTTCGCATGGCATGGCACGTTGCTTCAACCAACCACAAATCCGGTCGTATCGGTCTTTGCTTTTCCTTTTGCCTTAAGGCCAACGACGACACCCTTAGGGTCAAGGAAACGGAGGTCGTTTTCGTCTCCGTTGATGACCGGGAATCCGTTCCAATGCGTTGGTAATTCCTTGCGAAAAACCACGGCAACGTTGCCGCCGCGTTTCAAGACTTCAAGACATTGGGTTTCGTTGGTTTCGGAACGGGAGAATGTCAGGCTGTAGTTTGACGGGAGTTTACCGTAAAGGAAGGCCATCATGCGTTGGAAGCTTTTTGTATAGTCGTAAAAACGGGTCGTTTTGAACGCTTGAATGACCGTGTATCGTTCCCAGCCAATGTCGGATGTCCCGTTTAAACGGATGACCGGATGCATGCGCTTGGCCTTGGCCTTTCGGATGACCGTCGCGACGTTGTCTTTGAGGGTTGAAAGGAAGGATTCGCGGTCTTTGACGTAGTGAACGGTCTTCGCAATGCGCGCCTTTTGGACGGAGTTGAATGCACCACGACCCGCAGAATAAAGGCACGTCTGGCGGCATCCTTCGGATGCATTGACGCACACGTTGATCAGGCCGGAAAGACGGTCAGGCGCAAGGTATAGGATGCCGGTCAGATATCCTTTGCGCTGACCCTTGACGGTCTTTGCGTTGGTGTCGATGGACAATAGTGATTTCATGATTTGATGGGTTCAGAATTGAGTGACGACGAAAAACCAGAAGGCCAGAAGGCCTAGGCCTAGGAAAACGATGGATTGGAAAGCGAGTGAGATGATTTTGCGGCGCATAAATTTATTCGTTGAAGGGATTGGCGGTCAGGGAAACGGAACGCATGAGATTGAGAACAAATCGACCTTCGTCGCCGTCGCCGTCGGGGTTAGTCCAGACAGACGAATCGTCGCCGAAAATGGTGATGCGGTCAGGGAATGAGTCGTAATCAACGTCGGTAAAACTTGGGCGGGATTGAAGGTATTTGACGCAAGCTTCAACGTCGGAAACTTTGACGGAAACTTCGCGAGCCGTGGCGATTGAATCGGCGATTGCGGTCAGGACTGCGATTAGATCGGGACGGGGAATTGAATTCATGAGGTGACGATAGGTGAACCGGAAAACTGCGTCAAAAGAAAAATCAAAAATCTTTTTGAGAGAGAGGTGAAAAGTGGGGTTTTGCTCAGGAAAACGAGCAAAAATTTTTTAGAGGCGAACAACTGGCGAAGCGAAAAATCGATTTTTGAGGCGGGGAAAACGAGGGATTGCGGAAGGGAATGCAAAGCCCAATCCTTGTGGCATGACGAAAGCGCAATGGGAAAGAGCAAAGGCGCAGTATTTGAGCGGAAGGGAATGGCAAGCGATTGCCGACGATTTGAGCGTGCCGATTAATACTCTGCGCAGTCGCGCTTGTCGTGAAGGCGTGACTAAGGTGAAGGCGCAAATGCAAACGATTTGCACTGAAAAGAAAACTCAAACGCTAGAAAGTCTCTCCGCTTTGGTCCGCAGCAAACTCGCCGCCGACGCTGCTTCAACGCTAGAACGCATAGACAGCTACAACCTCGACGGCATTAAGGACGAAAGTACTCGCGAGCAAATACTCGGCAGCGTTGCCAAACGCAGCGCGCTTGTGTTTGGCTGGTCAGAAACTGGCGAGCAAGCGTCCGTTTCGATCAATCTGTTGGGTCAGATGCCGGATAGAACTCCGGTTGAAGTTGTCGTGAGCGAACCTCCCGACAAGTGAATATAACAGTCATTGTGCAACGCAGGGGAACTTATGATCAGCATAAGTTTTGCTTATGACAGAAAAGGATTGTTTTTCCTAGAATTGGCACAAAAGTTGAAGGGGAACCTGGCACCCCCTTTGCGGGTGGGCTTCGTTTACGATACCCCCCTCAAAAATTTTCCGCCTTTTTGACCATGTTAAACAAAATCAAAATCGGTCAAATTGTCTCTTTAACCGCCGCCGAGAGGAAGTTGGCCCACTTCATCGCCAAGAATCGAAACGGCAGCAATCGCTCGTTCAACGTGACGAATCTGAAGATCAGCTTGGACGACGCTGCGACTGTGGACTTGGAGGGAATGTGCGGTGAGATAGCGTTCTGTAAGCTCTTCAACGTGTATCCCGATCTGGATACCGACCGCGAGCCTCCGCATCCGCTTTACGACGCGGTCATCCCGCCTCCGCCAGGATTCCGCATCGATGTCAAAACGACCAAGTACGACACCGGCAAGCTGCTGGTCGATGCGCGCAAAGGTAAAAAGACGGACGGTGTGGATTTCTACGCGCTAATGACCGGAAGTTTCCCAGGTCCGTACACATTCAGAGGCTTCATCGCGAGAGAACAGATCATCCAGCCACATAAACTTGGCCTACTCTGCGGGTACAAGAGCTACATGGCGGAGCAGTCGGAACTCACGGACGAAATTCCCGATCCTCCACTATTCTGATTGACATTGCGGCCATTCATATGCGTCAGTCCGCTCATCGACCCTAAGCAAGGCGGCGGCTTGGTCAGCCATCGCAAAACTGTCTAAGCGGCAATGACGCTCCGCATCGGTGAGGAGGTAGGATAATCATCCACCGTGTGGTGGAATAGATGGCCTACCGATAGATAACGTCGGTTTACATATTTCATCTCATGTCTTGTCCCAATGTCTTCAACGCCTTTGCCGTTGCGACTGAGTCGCTCGCGCAGGACGTTTACAAACGCGCCTCGTACCGTTCGATGTGGCTCAACCTCATTGAGCGCGGCGAGTATCCCCAAGGTACTGGTCTGACCCAGACCTCGTTCACCACCACCTCCATCGAGCCGACTGCGGCTGAGGAGTGGTCTGCTATCACCCTCGCCAGCGGTAATCCCGGCGATAACGGTGGTGCTTGCGATGTCACCTACAATGACGTTCCGGTCGGCTACAACGCTGTCACCTGGGGGCCTGAGCGTTTCGCCCTCAAAGGTCCGCTCCTATGTAAGGACGATCTGACCTTCGACCATCGCGTCGAGGCGTTCTTGCGCGTGTACTTGGAGAAGCTCTCGATCCGCGCTCAGCGTTCGTGGGAGACTCGCTACCAGAACATGTTCGCCAAGTACGCCATCAAGGCGGTGGCCGACTCGTCCTTCACTCAGGTGGAGACGATTCCGAGCGGTGTGAACGAGTTGCCCTGGATTCAGACTGGTTCGGTTGGTCAGGCGTTGAATCAGGCTACCTCCGAGCTGACGCAGGAGATGCTCGATGTTGCCGCCGCCACGCTGATCCGCAATGGCGCGACGAATCCTGATAGCTCCGGCTTCATCAGCTTCTCCAGCGATGGTCCGGTGTTTCCGTTGTACATCGGCATGGAGGCCAGCCAGCGCATCGCTCAGAACAACGCCGCGCTGCGCGAGGATCTGCGCTTCGCCGATATGGGTTCTGGTCCGGGTGCCGAGCTGCTCAAGCGGATTGGCGCGAATCGGGTCATCAAGAACTTCCGCCATATCCCGAACCTGTTCCCGCCCCGCTTTAGCTACGCTGGCGGCAAGTACACGCTCATCCAGCCCTTCACCAGCTCGTCTGGCACGAAGGGTACTGTGTTCAGCGTTAACCCGAGCTGGACGACCGCCTTGTACGAAGGTGCGTTCATCCCGACTCCGTACGTCATCAAGAGCCATATCGTTCGCCCGGTGAACCGTGTTGGCGACTTGAGCTGGCAGCCGACCAACTACATGGGCGAGTGGCAGTGGGTGACTGGTGCCTACAAGCTCGATGTGGATTGCGCCGATCCGCTGGAGAAGAAGGGCCAGCATTACGCTGAGTTCGTCCATGCCGTAGAGCCAGTTTTTACGAATCAGGGTATGACCATCATCTTCCGGCGTTGCACCGGAGCTTTGTCCCAGATCATTTGTAGCTGAAAAGCCCAGTAAATACGCGAGAATCCGCAGGTCGAAAGGCTTGCGGATTTTTTGTTGCCATGTTCAGTCGATGCGTCTATTTTTACATCGCATGGAGCAAGATGAACCAAAACGTGGCGACGTACGCGAATCGGATGGAATGGTCTGCTGGGGATACACCTGGAAAGATCCGCAGGGAAACAAGCGGTATCAGTGGCTAACGCCCGAGCGTTTCGCCGAGAAGATGGCCGCTGATAAGGAGAGGTTGGCCAAGTACATGGCCGACAACGCTGAGACGATCCGCGTGAAGCAGGCTGAGAAGTATCAGCTAAAACGAGAGCATTACAAAGAAAAGGCAAGGAGCCACTACCATCAAAACAAAGAAGCTATCAACGAGAGGAATCGGAAGTATCAAAAGGAAAACGCCGAGCATCTTAAGAAGAAAGCCAACGAGTACCGCGCCGCGAATCGCGAGAAAGCAAGAGGCTGGAACAAGAAGTACAGAGTGGCCAACCATGTTAAAATCATCGACAAGCTCCGCGAGAAGCGTCGATCAGATCCAATGTTTCGACTGAAGGATGCGATTCGCGGCTCGATCCGTGCGTATCTCGGAAGCAAGAAGACTCGTCGCGGATCTACCTTCGAGATTGTCGGCTGCACTCCAGATTTCCTGCGTGAGCATTTGGAGAGGCAGTTTAAGCCTGGAATGACTTGGGATAATTACGGCTCGCATTGGCATGTTGATCATCGCATACCACTGGCCAGCGGTCGTACTTCTGATGAGGTAAAAGGCTTGAGTCATTGGACCAATCTCCAGCCGTTGGAAGCGTTGGAGAATCTCATTAAGAGCGACAAGGTTCCACAGTCGGTAATGCCTTGACATCGCACCCCATAATCTGATGCTCCCCGTATGCCGAGTTTTACTCTCCCCGAAGGCGTTGAGATTCCCGAGAATTTGAAGGAAGGCGAAGCGTTCCAGACGATGGCGACGATTGTCCTCGGCAAGAACGGTAAGGCCGAGTTCATCGAGATTGATGGTATGGCTATTCCCGGCTACGAGAAGAAGTCGAAGGGCAAGAAGCTGGCCGAACGCGGGGAGGAGATGGAGGAATACGAGGAGGAGGAGGCAGCTCCCGGCGGCGGCGGTTTCATTGCTGAGGTAATGCAGCGCGGTCGTGGCGGCCCGATGGCCTAAGGTTCAACCCATAGAAAAACGATATGCCAAGTATCACATGCGATGAGGCGGAGACGCTGATCAATGAGGCGGCATCGCTTGGATGTCGTTCTCCGTGGGAGGTTGAGCTTGCGAAGCTCGCGCTGGAGAATCGCATCGCGACGTATCTTCAGGGTGGCGGAGCGACGCGCGGCGCGTATCGGAGCGTTACGGCTACCGGCAATGTGGTGAGCGGCGATTATCTGATCATCGCTGATGCGACTGGCGGCGCGATTACGATGGCATTGCCGCCTGCCGCGCTGGTTCCAGGTCGTATCTACGCTTTTAAGCGCGTCAATAGCGGCGCGAATGCGGTTGTTATCGATCCGAATGCGTCCGAGACGATTGACGGCGCGGCGACGTATACGCTATCGGCTCAATGGAATTCCGTGACGATCATGTCGAACGGAACGGCGTGGTTCATTATCTGAGAATTCTATGGCCAACATCTCCTGTAGCGAAGCGGCGGCATTGATTGCGGAGGCGTATGGCGCGTCCTGCAAGAGCAACCGCGAGAAGAACCTGCTGGAGATTGGCCTACTCTGGGAGGCGGCGACGCTTGGCGGCAATGCGGATATCACGGCGGATAACACGGTGATTACGGCTGACAGTACGATCATCACGGCGGACATGACCGAGTTTCTGTAACCCTCAAACCTTTTAATAGATATGGCACAACAGACTATCAACATCGGCGCATCGCCGAACGACGGAACGGGGACGCCGCTGCGTACGGCATTCCAGTACACGAACAGCAACTTCAGCGAGCTGTACACGGCTGTCGGCCCGAGCGGCAACAACATCGTTGTTCCTGGCTCCGCCACCATCACCGGCGCACTGACGCTGACAGGTGGAACCGCAAATGGTGTTCCGTATCTCAACGCTTCAAAGGTTGTAACCACCAGCGATAAGTTGTCGTTTGCTCAGACTGGCGGTTTTTTCAGCACGACGTTCAATATCAATTCGCTGCTTGGAGCAGCTAATTACAAAGGCGGAATCGTTGTAACAGAGGACGACAACAGCTTTTCTCTGTACGGAGGTACTGGATACAAGCTGATTGATGCGTTTGGTTATGCGACTCCTAACCAACTCCGGTTCTACGCTTCAAACGCAGAGCAGTATCGCATCGGCGCATCCGGCGTTTTCAACTGGTACGACGGCGCAGGCGGCACCCGAATGACCCTCAACTCCACCGGACTTGGGGTGGGGGTTGTGCCTTCCGCTGGCAAAGGTGCATTGCAGCTTTCAAGCGGTATCACATTCCCAGCCACTCAAGTCGCTTCGTCCGATGCGAACACGCTGGATGATTATGAGGAGGGGACTTTCACGCCGACCATCATCGGAACTTCAACGGCTGGAACAGGAACTTATTCAGTTCAATCTGGAACATACACAAAAGTTGGAAGATTATTGAGTTGCCAGATTTTTTTGGATTGGACCGCACATACCGGAACCGGAGATATGCGTATTTCTGGACTTCCTTTTCAAGTTTCAAGCGCATCAAATTACTTTGCGGCCGCCGCCATTGGATATTTCAGCAATGTTTCTCTATCAGCAGGAAATATCGCAACAGGCTATGCCATTAACGCAACGAGCGTGATAACGCTTGGGCAATATCCGACCGGAGGTGGGGCGGGGACTGGCATTGCAATGGATACTTCTGGAGAAATACTTATTTCGGTTACTTACATTGTCTAATCCTATGCTCACCGAACGCACCATCTTCTCGCTCTGCGAGGTTCTCCCCAACGCGACGTTGCAGGTCCGCCTCGCGGATCAGATCGTCGATGGCGAGGTTGTCAAAGCCTCCACATTCCGCCGCTACTGTCTCACTCCCGGTTCCGACCTTACGGGTCAGCCCGAGCAGGTGGTTGCGATTGCCAACGCTGTCTGGACTCCTGCTGCTGTCGCTGCCTACGCCGCCGCCAGCCAAACCCCTAGCCCCACCATCCAATGATCGTACCAGTTGATATTGTCGCAGTGCAGGTTAACCAGAACAACTCGTTGTTCGTCACGACCGGCGTTGATTACGACAACGATGGCACGATTGTCGGCCAAGAGATTACCTCGCAGTACACGCTGAACCCCGGCGACTCGCTGGAAGGACAGCCGACTGAGGTGGTGAAGATTGCCAATGCGCTGTGGACTCCTGCGGTTGTGGAGGCTTATAAGCTGGCGAACCCGCCCGTGGTGAGTCTGCCGCTGCCGTGGGTGCCGCCGGTTCCTCCTGCGCCGGTTGTCGTTCTGCCGCTGCCGTGGGTGCCTCCTGCGCCTGATCCGGTGCCGCCGATGCTGCCTTACATTGCGCCGGTTTTGGTTGCGAATGATGCTCCCGTCGCCGATGCTTCGGCGGCATGATTACAATCCAACTAACGACCGAACAAGTTAACAACCTGCTGCAACTCATCGATATCTCGATTAAGGCTGGCGGCTTTCAGAACGCAAAGGTTGGAGTACCTCTGGCCGACCTGATTCTGGAAGCCGCCAAGTCTTCGCAGCAGATCGAAATCGCTAAGTAGCAAATCATCCCATGACTGAATCCCACTTCATGCGAGACATGGTTGCGGCAGCGAGTGGGCCAGTCATCGGAATACTCGGGAACGCGGTTTTCTCAGACCCGAACCTCAAGACGGCATCGCTCGCGTTCGGTGCCGTCACTGCTTTTATCGTTTGCCTGTCCAAGGCCATCGACCTGTATCGAAAGTTCAAATGAACCCCAATCTTACCTCTCTCATTCGCCATCTTCTCTCTGCCGCTGGTGGCTTCCTCGTCGCCAAAGGCTTGGCTAGTGCCGATCAAGTCGCTGAACTTGCCGGTGCTACCGTGAGCATCATCGGCGTCGCTTGGTCGATCTTCAATAATAAGAGCAAGAAGGCCGAGAGCGAGAAGCCTGAGTGATGAACTTTCTGGCCGACTTGGTGATGAAGCTGGTCATCTGGCTTCATGCGCTGACCAAGGAGGATGTCTCAAGTGAAGACGCCAAGAAACAACCTGATCTTAAGCGCGGTCTGCTTGCTCGCATTGATGAGCATGAGCGTGAGCTGCGCGAGCCGGGTGATTTACGTCCCCCACGGTGAGCCTGTACGCCTCGCTGAGAGCGTTGAGGCGCGAGTGTGGACTGTTGACGCCAGCGGCAAAACGGTGCGTAGTAAGAACCGAATTACCATCCATGAAGGCTGGTATGCACTGCCAAAGGAGTAAATGAGCCATAACGCACCATATCGCGGTTCGCCGTCAGTCTCACGACCTAGCGGAAGCGGACCTTACAAACAGTCGCCGCCGCCGAAGCCTCCGGTAAAGCCGGTTGCAAAGCCGGTTCCGAGCGGTAGCGGTCCTTATCGGAAATAAACGAAAATCCCCCGGTGGCTTCGAAACCATCGGGGGATAATTGTTTCAGCGTCCTAACGATTTCAGAACGCTCGCAACGAAGTCCTCGCTCTTGGCGTTGTTAACATTGGCCGACTTGAAGCCGGGATTCGTCGCCTTCGAACTGACTCCCGGCTCGCTGCCACGATACTTCGCTAGTTCGGCTTGCAGGCGTTTGTTTACCTCAACCTGAGAATAGAGAAGCTCGCGGTACTTTGGCGCGGCAGCGGCCCAAAGAGCGGCCTTGGCGAGGTCTTCTTCGCTGTTCTCGCCATTGAAGATCTGCTGCGCGAGGCTGAGACGCTGGTTCAGCTCGCCATTCCATTCTTCATCGCCCTCACGCGGCTCGAAGATTTCAAGTGCGCGAGCATTCTCGCTCACCTTCGCCCAGGTCTTACTGGCCGACTCCAGTGCAGCCTTCGTCCCCTGCTCGTTGTCCTGCTGATACTTCGAGATGATGGCGTCGTAATCGGACTTAGCCTCGGACATCTCCGCAGCCTTCTCGCTGTTAATCTCGTCGTAGCGAACGATTAGCGCGCCTAGCTTGGCTTTCTTGGATGGCGAAAGACCTTCAACGATGTCGTCGATCTGCGAGTTCCGGTAGTCGCTCTCAGGCGACTTGAGTAGGCCAACAAGTCGTTCTCCATCGGTGCCGACAAGACCCTTCACCGATTCGAAGACGCTATTGATCTTGCCCTCGTACTTCTTGACGAACTCAGGGTGACGCTCGATGTCCAGCAATCGGACACGCTCGGAAAGCGCGTCACGCTCCTCCTGCAAGGTCTTGAGCTGCGATTCGAATTGAGGGTTGGTAGACTTACCGGCCTTCAGTTCATCCAATTGTTTGGCCAACTGCGCCTTCTCCTCCTTGATCTTGCGGAACGCATCAGCGGCTTTCGTGGACTTGATCGTCTCGGGAATATCGGAATCAGCGTCCGTAGAAGTCGGAGCTTCGGCGGCCTGCTTCTTTGAAGATCCGAACAAACGCTCGATGTCCTTCTCGGACTTGCTGGCAGGCTTGGTCGTTTCGGCGGCTGGCGTAGCTGCCTTCTTAGCAGGCTTAGGCTCCTCGGTAACCGGAGTCGATACGCCTTCATCGGCTTCAGCTCCCATACGGTTGAATGCGTCGAGAATCGAGTTGCCAAAGTCAGGTTGCGACGCCGGATTTGTCAGCGGAGAATTCAGTGGTTCGTCCATAATTTGTTAGTATTGCTTTTCGAAGGTTGCTTCAGGTTCCTTAGTTGTTTCATTCACCGACAATTTTCGAAGGTTTTCAAGACAATGCGCGTAGCCAGCGGTTACACCGGCAGCGAAAATGATGTCAGATTCCTTCGCTCCATGAGACGGCATCGGCACCGGCATTGATTCAGCAACGATGCGGATTGCCATGCGTAAGAGCGGAGTCTGTAACAGCTTTGAGAATTCAGCACTCTCACCGCTTGTCATCCAGTCCGCCATATTTACCTCAGGCAGATTCTTCAGGTCCGATTTCTGGGTCTTCGTTGAGCCTTTCAGCCAATTTATCATACTTTGTTTTCTTGTTTCGTTTCAGTTTATGCCTCTGCGGAATTGGGTCGAGAACCTCGTCTAATTTAGGCGGATTCACCTTATTTACGACATCACGCTTAGGTCGAATCACCTTCGTCACCTCCAGCATGTCGGCCAGTGGCAGCTTGATGTAGCCGCAATCAACGTCGTTGATGCCGTATGAGACGACAAAATGATTCTTTGCGCTGTCGTAGAACGCTCCGCACGGGAACACGACCGCAGGCAATCCCGGCCACCAGTCCTGCTGATTCGTGCCGGTGAGAAGCGGCAGCGTCGTCATGCGGACAATGCGGAATGGAGCCTTAGCCTCGAATGCGTAAGCTCCCATGTAGTAACGACGCTTCTTGTTGATCCAAGGAAGCGAGCTGTGGAAGAAGGTCCAATACAGGCCATCGACCAGAATGGGATTCGAGCCACCGCGCACCTCGCCAAACTTCCAGAGCGGATTGAACTCGTCGGTGACATACTCCGCTTCCTTCTCAAGACGCCCATTAAGGCGCACTACGACATGAGGATTGGCCGAATACACCATGTGTGGCGTGTTATCGTGGACGAAGTAGAGCCAGTTCTTCTCATGGCCATCGTTCACCATCGCCTGCGCGTAGTTGTTTCCGTAGATCGGATCGAATCGAGCGACGTTCATGAACTGCTTGTCCAAGACGAACATTGCCTGATGCGCGTAGCTCTTGAACGGGACGAACGTGCAGCAGCTTAGTCCGTACTTGTCGCCGAACTTAACCACTCGCGGATCTTCGAACTGCTCTCCCGGCATGTGCGAGGTAAGTGTCAGCAACGCCTTCTTGATGGCCCCAAGATCCTTGGTCAGCTCAAAGACAACGATGTCGTTCTTCTCAAGGTAAACGTCCTCATCCTTCTCGCGCTTGTTGCGGCAGCGTCGGGCGAAAAGCAGGATCTGACCGCTCGGTTCCTGAATGATTGCAGGGTTGAAGTAGTAGGTTCCAACCTCCTCAGGAAGCGTGATTTTGCCAACCTCCCAGTCGCACTGTTCGGCCAGCTTGGGTACGTCGTTCTTTGCGTAGCTCATTAGAAACTCGGCTGCGAATTTGATTTCGTCGTATTGAGCAAGCCAATGGTCGCGCTCCTCACGGACCTCGGTTAGATGCTCCTCATGTTCTTTGGTTCGAATCTCAAGTGTCTTTTGCAAATCCTCGATCTGCATGAGCAAATCGGCCTGACCATCACCGCCATTTGCAAATCGTTTGAGAGCTTTAAGAGACAGACTTCGGATGATGTCTTTCATTATGGATACAATTTTGTGTTCTCCTGCGTCGCAAGCCTCGGAAGAATCCCGTAAAAGTTCATCCTAGGCATCGAATCCACCAGCATCTGGATGTCGATTGGACCCCAAACCTTCTGGTTCGTTTCGAGGAGTTTGCAGACACCTTCGTAATTTACAAGGTAAGCATGCGTACACATGCCTCGGACCATCTTGTAAAGATTCGAAGCGATGTAGCCGTGGTCTTCAATCGGATCAGCGCAGCAGCTTCCGATGTAGACGACATGCCAGTCGCTCGGGAGATAGTCCAGATTGTCGGCCAGCTTTGCCTTCCAATCGGCGCATATGAACTCAACGTCATCCTCGACAATCAGAAACGTCCGATGATCAGTTACCTTCGACTCAACCATCCACTTGATGGCCGACCAAACTGAGAAGTGGCTGAGTCCAGCGACGATTGTTTTGACCTTTGCCTTCTCCTTCTCGCGTGTGTGGTAGTAGTCGGTCGAGATGCCGCAGTTCTCAGCTCTGAATCCATACATCGGAACCGCATCGATTCCGAATGTCTTCATGTAGCGGATGCATCGCCTTTCCTTCTCGCTTTCAGGCTTCGAGACGATGAAGCACGGCGTCTTTTCGAGCTGTAGTTTCATCGGTTTGGAAGGATGTAGATGATGCCACGACGCGCGCCTACGCATCGGCTTGGATGGTTGTAGTAGTAACTGTACCCGTACTTCTGCGTCAGCGTTTTGGCGCGGTAAATCGCGTCCAACTTCTCCTTGATGTAACCAAGGCAGATGTCGTGGCCGTTGTAGCTGTCGTATCCAAGCTGTCCGGTCGGCTCCTTGAAATCGTGAATGGCAATGACTGGATGCAGGTCATAGCGATTGATTGCCTCAAGCTCCTCAAGCAGCGGCAGGTAGTCGTTCCAATGGGCGTCGAGAAAGAAGATCGTGTCGTGTCCAATTCCGTGATGCGGAATGAACCAGTTCATACAGGCATCGCTACTGCCTTCGAACATTTCGACGTAGACCTTTTCCCGTTTGAACTTTTCCTTAGCTCTCTCAACTAAGTCGTGGTTCAGCTCGCACGAAACAGTCTTGAGGAAGTTCTTGGCCAACCAAACGGTAGTGTCCGCTTCGTGAGTGCCGGTTTCGACAGCAGTCGTTAGCTCGAAGCGTTCTTTGAGGTAAAGAAACTCCTGCTCGATGAATGTGTCTCCATTGAAAGGTGAACCCATAATTTTAGTCGGCCAAAGGACAGTCTTCTTGATCGGCAACTCGCGGGAAAATTGTGAAGCATTTCAGATGCTGGCGGCTCTTGAAGTACATCTGCAAATCGATTGGCGCGAAGACCTCTTCGTTCGTTTCGATAAGAGTCTTGAGAGCCTTTTTTCGGACGATGTAGCAGTGAGTGCAAAGCGGCATCCCCTCGAAGAGATTGGAATCCAGCTCGCGTGAGAGCTTTCCGTGCGCGCAGCAGGAGCCAGGATAGAGAATATCCCAATCCTCGGGCAGTTTTGTCAGCGCACGTTCGATTGTTTCGCGCCAATGAGGACGGAACAGGATGTCATCCTCTAAGACCATCACCATGTCCGGCGTGGAAGGATCGAAATCCAGCGCGTTCCATAGCATCCAATGGGACATCGTGCATCCAACGTGCTTGGAGCAGATAAGGTAGCCTGAGCCGGGGGCGTCTATCTCGTACGGAATGCTCGCTTTCAGACCGGACTTCGCGCCGTTCAGGCCATAGAAAATGCGATAGTCCGTGATTCCGGCGGAATCTAGGTTTCTTTGTAGGCGCGGGATGCGAGAACTACCTCGCATCGTGATAACGACCGTTTGCACGGGGTTATTTCAGTTTTCGATAGATGGCAAAAACGCTCTCGCTCAGGTCAAATCGCGAGACAAATTCGCAGCGTTTCAGGACGAACTTGAGAGCAGTCTGGGTCGATTCCCAATTCACATCGTCCATCACGATGTAGCCGCCAACCTTGAGCTTCGGGAGCCAGTTGACGACATCGCTAGTAGACGGCCATTCGGCGTGATTGGCGTCGATATGAACCATGTCCATGTCTGGTAGGAATCGCGACGCATCCCATGAGGACATGCGGCAGAACTGAATCTGCTTCACAACCTGCGCGCGGACGCAATGACCAACGAACGATTCGTAATGCTTGTCCAGATCGAGTGTCGCCCACCAGTCCTGATTAGCACTCGTCTCGTCGTCGATGCAGTCCTCTTTCTTCCAAGAGTCGATGGCATAAACGGTTCCGCTTCCGTTCAGTTTGCAGGCTTGAGCAAGAGCGAGCGTTGACTTGCCCTCGAAGACGCCAACTTCGGCGATACGCTGCGGCTTGGTTTCGAGAACAAGTTTGGCAATTTCCAAACCTTTCTTCGGGTCGCACCAGCCGCCCATCTTCGGGAAGTTGTCGGCGATGAATTGGACGATGTTTTCTTCGTTTCCCATAATTCTTATCCCTGACGCGCCAAGTTGGACTCGGCAGTTGCATTCGCTCGCTGAATATCAGCGGTTGTCTTGGCATTCCGGCGAGCCAAGTCGGCCATCGCCTTCGTGTTCTGACGCTGAATGTTGGCCATAGTCTCGGCATTCTGGCGAGCGATTTTCGCCTGAACCTCCGCATTCATCACGGCGGTGCGAGGATCGACACCCTGCTGGATAGCCATCGCCTGCTGTTGCTGCGCCATTGCTTGCTGCTGCTCGGCCAGCATCTGACCAAGCTGCTCAACTGTCTGAACAAGCATCTGGAGCTGCTGCGCGTAGGCTTCGACCTGAGGACGACGAGTAGGATCGGTGGAGAGACGAGCCAGATGATCCTGAACGTGCTGACCAATACCTTGCAGGAAGAGCATAATCTCCTGCGGATTGCCGCCCTGCTGAATTGAAGACGCAGCCTCGTTCGCCGCCGCAAGATGCGTGTCGATGTGAACGATTTGATTCTGCGTATCTGTGACGATTGCCATGTTGCCCTGGCGGAGCGACGAATGCTCCAGAACAGCCAGAGCGGTCTGATCCTGAACTCGCGAAGACTGAATCTGAGTTGGTAGATAGCGGTCCACCATTTGTTGGCCAACCTGAGCGGCGATGTAGTCGCGCAAGAGGCTGACCTTTCCGCCTTCGGGGAGAGAACCGAGAAGTCCGAGTAGAGAGCCAAGGAGCTGCTGCTTCGCGAATTGAGAACCTTGGCCGACCGTGCGAGTCGCTTCCACGAAGTCGATATCAAGCATGGCTTGAACTGGAACGCCTCGTTCGGCGCAACGACGTTGGAACTCGATGGCATCCTTATCCGACTTGGTAATCGGGTTCAGGTTGGGATTGGAGGCTCGGTTGTACCGCTCTTCGAAGAAGGAATCGAGCTGGTTGTAATACCGGCTGAGCTGCGTCTTACCGATTGCTGACTGCTGCGAGACTATCGCTTGGATTTCAGTCGCAGTTCGTGGGTTGCCAGCCGGTTTGTTGAGCGATTGGCGATACTGAGAGAGATTGCCCTGAAGAACATTCTCAAGGTCCGCGTTGACCGCCATAGGAGCGTCCAGAACGCCAGCAATGTTCTGCTGAATGACTTCGTAGTCTGGCGGGAGAATGGCATACGGTCCTTGCTGAACGACGCTTGTTTTGCTGAGAGCGTTCGGGTTGAGGGGACGGAAGAGAATCTGGGTACGAGCGAACGCGCTGTCCACCATCGAGCAACGGAGCCGATTCTTCAGCTCCATCGCCTGAAGCATCTTGATGCCAAGACCCTTCACACCGTGATGCTCGCCATCACCACGGTCGTAATACATCGGATGAATAATCTGCTCCCACCGCTTGTAGCGGCGCAGCTTCCGATACATGAAGTTCTCACTGTCCCGCTCATCGATGATGGCGTGGCTGATCTGCCCATCGAACTCCTTGTAGAAGATGTGGGACATCAGCACGACCTCTGACCGTGCGGAGAACGTGATGTCGTTCGAGCGGAGCTGGCGTTGGAAGAACTCCCAATCGTACTGAACGCCGGAACGGTACGGCTCGGGCATCGCAGCGCGGATACGCTGGCGAACGTAATCTACGTTCCAGCCAGCAGCAGTCGC